CATACCAGCTGTTGTACCAAACATACCCCTTGTAGTATTAGGATTTCTTAAATTATTTAATGCTTCTTGTTCTTCTTCAGTTAAACCTTTTTCTGCTGCTGACAAATCATTTAATCCATAAGCCTCTGTTTCATAATCAAAAGCAGGATTAGTTCTAGCCGTATTAAAAATACTACCACCATCACCACCATCTCCTTGATTTATTGGTAAGATACGTGGCAATACATTTGCTGTCGTAGTTGCTGTAATTCCACCAGTAGGTATTACTTGTCTAGGCATACCTCCAAAAGTATACTTCTCTTGAGGTATAAAAAAATTACCTGAACTATATGTTTGTCTATCAGGTGCTGAGTAAAATGTTGGTGCGTTAAATATTGACATTATTCATCCTTATCTGATGCTGCTCCTAAACTTGGCATCTTTGCTACTTTAATTTTTACAGCTCTTGTTATATCTTCTCTTACAGTATCTGTATCTGGGTTATTGATATCGTCCTCTGCTTCTTTATCAGAGTTATATTCTTTACCAGTTTTAGTATTTGTTAGTGTTATTTCAGCTTCACATTTAACTACTGGTACTTTTTTACCATCTACCTCTACGTATTCGACTGATCCTTCTTCTTTAAATGACATATATTATTCCCTATTTATTTGTAACACAGAAAGCACGATATGTAACCTGTTTCCTGTGGCTGCCGTAGCCTTGATAACTTCACTCTCTTGTAAAACTATGGGCTGCGATAGCAGTTCTATTGTTGTATTGGCACCTACACTCTTCGTTTTAAACAAATTAAATATGTTTGAAGATGCATCTGTCAATGTCAATGTTATAGTATCAGCGTTTCCCGAGTCCTCAGATACTAAGATTGATTTTATTATACCTGTTGTTGATGCAGGCACTGTATATACTACAGTTTCTGAATTAGTTGTTAAGTCTTTTTTAGCGTTTGTAAATACGTTAGCCACCTATAAACCAGGATACTCGCTCCTGCTCCTGTTTTACTTCATCTAAAAATGTAGAATTTAATTGATCCTTCATAATAGTCAAAGCTCTGTTAATTTGTTTTTGATTTGATACATCATATTCTTCTTTTGGTTCTGGTAATCTTATATTAATTTTAGTCATTATCTTCTACCATCTGGTTGTACATCTAATTTAAGAGTGCCAAATCTCCAAGACTCACTAGCTGTATCATTTTCTATTTTAATATTTATATATCGTCCTCTTGCTCTAGTATCTTTTTTAATTGTAGTAGAGTTAATTGTAAAAGGACTTAATGCTGTATTAGTTTGAGTTTCTTGTGGGTATCTTTTTATACCTAATGTTACTTTAGCATTACCCGCCAACGATTTAAAATCAGGTACAAATCTTCTCATCTTCATAAACAGTTCGCCAGCAACTGCTGGTGCTATAGGATTTCTAGATCTTTGTTCTATATCAATATCATATGATTTAATAAATGATGTAACAGCTGTTGTTGATCCATTTGGATTGACTTGATCTGTGCCTACTTCATGTTCAAATAATGTTGTTTGTCCTAATCCAGACTCACCTACAATTACAGGAAACGTACCACTTGAAGATACATCGTATTTAGTTGCAAAAGGTTTTGGATATATGGTTGCATCAACCCAACTTGTTCTAGCTTCAGTGCCAGTATACCATACACCACCAATTATTTTTATCATTGAAGATTCACCAAAATTAAGCACAACATATTTGTCGTTATAATCAGAACCTGAACTTGGATACCACCAAATAACTTCTGTAAATAAATTGTTTAATCCAGCATTAACTTGTTGGCCTTTTGTAGTGTCGATGTTTTCAAACACATGATCTTCAACTGTGCATGGTAATGATTTAACTGTACCATCAAATGCAAAGAAACCTTTTGGTGACATCCAATATGCAACACCATCAATTTCTACAGCTGCATTTTTACCTATCAATCCACAGTTTGTTCCTACTTGTTCAAAACCAAATGTAAATGGTGCACCAACAAATTTCATTGTATACAAAGCGTTGTCAGTAAATATTAGGATTGTTTCTTTTGCTTTTAATGCACCCATAATTTTTGTACCGTCTTGTAATCTTTGTGTGCCTGCAGTGTTTGTTGCTGTGGGTGCATAAGTATTAATTGCTTCTTGATCCGAAAATCTTATAAACATATCATCTTGTGTTGCTGTATTTCCAATTGTTGTTTCTGTTGCAAGATGTATTAAGTGTCTTGTTGTTGGTGATACAAGTGTAATTCTACTTGCTGTTGGGTTACTATTAGTTTCAAAATTAGATGTAGTAGTGGAAGCTCTGTTGTTTAATGCAGATGCAGCACCACCGTTCCATGTAAATGTTTTACCATTTGCAATAGTTGCAATTAAAACTTCTCCAAAATTATCTAATGACCATAGACCAGGTTCTAGAGATACTTCAGAAGCTGTTGCAGCTTCACCCCAGTTACCATCTCCATAACCAGCAACACCCCAACCATATCCATATGTTTGTGCTCTTGGTCCTACAGGCTCGTAAGGTTTTAAACTTAAACTACCGCCAGTTGATACTGTGCCAGATGCATTACTAGATTGTGTTATTGTAAATGTGCTTGACGTTGGAACAGTTATGACTTGAAAGTTTTTATCTTCAAAATCAGAATTACTATATCCTGTGCCACCAGGTAGTGTTACAGAATCTAATTGTACAATATCACCCACAGCTAAATTGTGAGCTGACTTTGTAATTGTACATGTAGGTGATCCATTTGTAGTTGCAATTGTTGCAGAAGTTAATGTTGCTTTTAATGGTGTAATGTCATGAAGTTTACCTTCAAAGTATATTAATAAAAATTTATCTGTACCTATAGCAACATATCTATTACCTGTTAGATCTGTAAATGCATGCATTGCTCTTGACACGCCGACTATAGTATCTGTAACAAGTGATGACCATCCACCAACTTTTTCTGGTAGGCCATATCTAAATCTAACATTATCAGAATCAACCCAACGGTTTTCTGCACCAGAGTCAGAAGATTGTTTGTCTATTCCGGGGAGAAATTTGTACTCAACAAGAGCCATCTGCTAGCTCCTATATTTTATCTTTGTATGCCCAGCCTCTTGTTGCATTTACAAATACTAAAGTAAAAGCTGAGCCATTAACACTAACAACCAAATTAGAAGCTGCTCCTAATATGTTTGAACCGTTTCTTGCAATTGTAAGATTGTTAGAATTAACATTGTTTCCACTATCAATAAATGTAACTTCATTACCGATAGCAGGTGATGCTGGTAGGGTTATTGTTACTGAACTATTAATACCGCCTGAAGATGTATCAACTAATAACTGATCTCCATCTACTGCAGTGTATGCTCCTGGTACTGTGTAGTACCCTTTGTTAATTAAACCTTTATTTATGTTTGTGCCATCTGAGTACACCAAAGACTTAGATCCGATTGGTAAGGCTATCCCGGTTCCTGATACTGTTTTAACTGTTAATGTATAGTTGTTAGAAGATCTAGCTGTAGCGTCTTCGACAATAAAAACTCTTTCTGCAGAGTCAGGCATAGTTACTGTTCTGTTAGCTGCTAAAGTACCAGTAAGTTTAAAGTATAAATTTTTACCATTTGATACAGCATGATTTGATAATGCTAAGGCTACATCACTAGAAGCTACATCAATAGATATATAACCACTAGCTGCTTGTTCTAAGATTTGTAAATTTGTATTTGTAATAGTACCCCAGGTTCCTGACTTTTCACCTGTTGTAATTAGTTCTAGTTTTAAATCACTTGACGTGCTTGATGCCATAATTCTCCTATGGGTTTAATGGGTCAATAGGCACCCATGTCCCTGTTGCGTTTGGATCTATATCGTTCCAAGATACCACATTAACGGTACCATTGGCAAGATTAAATCTGTTACCTGTGGGTTGAACTCCAAACCCTACTGTTGCGTTTCCTATAGAAATATTGATTCTATTGCCGTTTGGCAATACCACAACATTTTGAATACCTACTCCGGCAAAAGTTGTAGCTGAAAATGATGTAGCTCCGAAAAACATATTATGGTATCTCCGTCCAAGTTTGTGCTGCGTTTGTAGGCACTGCTTCCCACATTCTTAATGTTATATCAGATGTAGCTAATTCTAGTCCTTCACCAGATGGTAGAGTTTTTGCTTTAGCTATTACAGTTACATCACCAGTAGTTATATTTACTCTTTTGCCTGTTACAATAGCTGTTGCATTTGCTTTGGCTGTTGCATTACCAAGAGCTATGTCAAAGCCATTTCCAGTAACAGATAAATTACATTTACCAATTATTGTTACATTACCTGTAGCAAAGTTTAATTGATTTCCTGTTATAGGCGGTACAGCACCAGCTTTTGTAGTAGCTGTTCCTGTATCTATTTCAAAACCATTACCAAAGACAGGAGCACTATTTGGTATTGATGCCTGAGCCCCGGTTATTGCTAAGTTTAATCCATTACCAACTAATACTTCTTTAGCTTTAGCTACAATAGTTACATCACTAGTTCCTATATTTACTCTTTTACCTGTTACTGAGAAAATAGCGTCACCAGCTATAGTAGAATTACCAATGTTTACATTAATCCTTGATCCAAGAACATTGACGAAAGCATTAGGATTAAACCCTACATCCGAGAAGGGTGCGGCTGCAAAAGGT